TTCTCATTCACATCTGGATCAACTCAACTTCAAATTTATAATCTTGGATCAAATGACACTGGTGCAACACTAGTTACGACACTTACAAAAATAAAACCAAAGGCAAAATCAAAACTCAAAAATAGAGTGAATAGTGTTATTGTAGATAAATCAAAATATAATTATTCAGGAATAGGTGGAACTACAATTAATGATGGACTAACTTTTGGAAACTACCCTTATGGCACCAGAGTTCAAGACGAAAATATATGCTTAAATGTTCCTGATGTGATTGAAATTCATTCAATTTATGAATCATTAGATACAACAGATCCATCAGCACCAACTGCTGTTTTATTTTCAATTACAAGCCCATCTACAACAACTTCTGAGTTGATTATTGGTGAAAAAATCACAGGACAAACAAGTGGTGCAATTGCAATTTGTGCAGAAAAATTAACAAATACTCAAATTTCATTTATATATAAAAATCAAAATACTTTTAAAGAAGGAGAAACATTAGTATTTGAAGAATCAAATATTCGTGCAATCGTAGTAACATTAAATATTGATAGTTTTAACATTTCTTCAAATTATACATTTTCGACTGGGCAAGAAGGTACATTTTATGATTTTGGTGTAATCAATAGAAAATCAGATTCTGATGAACCAACTAAAAGACTAAAAATTTATTTTCAAAGTGGATATTATCAATCATCAGACGATGGAGATATTACAACAGTAAACTCATATGATACTTTTGATTATAGTAAAGAAATACAAAGTGTGAATGGAACTTCAAATTCAGATATTATTGATATTCGACCAAGAACTTCTTCGTATACCGTATCTGAAAACTCAAGATCTCCATTAGAGTTTTATGGTAGAAATTTTAATGCATCTGGAAATTCTGCAGCAAATGTTCTTGCTTCAGATGAATCTATTCTCACATCTTTTTCTTTCTATTTGGGAAGAATTGATAGAATTTATCTTTCAAAAGATGGTAAATTACAAGTCAAATATGGCAATCCTGCAGAAAGACCAGAAAAACCAGTATCTGTTGATGATGCAATAGAAATTGCTACAGTATTTTTACCAGCATATCTTTATAATGTTTCACAATCTTCCATAGAATTTTTGGATCATAAAAGATATAGAATGGTTGATATCAAACAACTTGAAAATCGTATTAAAAATTTAGAGTATTATACTTCACTTTCATTATTGGAAACAAATACTGCAGGACTTTTTGTCCCTGATTCAAATGGATTGAATAGATTTAAATCTGGATTTTTTGTAGATAATTTTACTTCACTTCTTGCACAAGAAGATGGTGTTTCTTATAAAAATAGTATTGATTTAAAAAATAAAGAATTGAGGCCCCAACACTATACAAATTCTGTAGATTTAATTACAGGTCCTGTAATTAATGTTGATCCAAATGCCGATCTTCAATTTTCACCTCCAGAAGGGGTCAATATTAGAAAATCTTCAGATATTATTACTTTAGATTATGCAGAACGTGAATGGTTTAAACAAACTTTTGCAACAAGATCTGAAAGTGTGACTCCATTTTTGGTTAGTTTTTGGCAAGGGACTGTGGAACTTACTCCCTCATCTGATACTTGGGTAGACACTACAAGAATCGAAGCAAAAATCATCAATACTGAAGGAAATTATGCAGAAACTCTTGCCACTGCAAGTAGAACTTTAAATGTAGATCCACAGACAGGATTTTCACCAACAATATGGAATTCTTGGGAAACAAATTGGACCGGTCAAGAAGTCACTCAAAACACAAGAGAAAGAACTGAAACTACTACCAGTGGTGGAAGATGGGGTGAAAGAGGACTTCGTGGAAATGGTGATTTAACTGGAGGACAATTCATAACCGATACAACGACTACCGTTCTTAGAGATACTCTAAGAGAAGTAAGAGATACTGGAGTTCAGACAAGAACAGGAAATAGAACTATTGTTACTGAACAATTTGATGCATCATCTGTTGGTGATAGAGTTGTAAGTCGAAATCTCATTTCATTTATGAGGTCAAGAAATATTCAATTCATTTCTAAAAAAATAAAACCACTCACTCAGATGTATGCTTTTTTTGATGGAGTTGATGTCACAAAATATTGTGTTCCTAAACTTTTAGAAATTAATATGATATCTGGTGTCTTTCAAACCGGAGAGACTATAATTGGATCAATTTCAAATACTGGATTGGGACCAAATAATACAAATACAAATTCAAGAATAACTTTTAGAGTTGCTCAACCAAATCATAAAGAAGGTCCTTATGACGCAGCAGTAACAACTTTTTCGTTAAATCCTTATACAAGTCAAGTTCTTCAAGGAACATATTCATCAACATCAACTATTTTGAATGTTGATACATTCTCACTATCAAATGAACCTCAAGGGCAATTTAGTGGAAGAGTAGAAAGTGGAATGATTCTTATTGGAGGAACAAGTGGGGCTCAAGCAACAATTACAAATGTAAGATTGATTTCAGACATATCTGCAACTTTAATTGGAAGTTTTAATGTTCCCAATCCAAATATTAATGTTCATCCAAAATTTGAAACGGGATCTAAAGTTTTTACATTGATAAACAATGATTCAAATGATCAAAATGTAGCAACAACAATTGCTGAAGAAGGATTTACTTCGAGTGGAACTTTAGAAACTGTTCAAGAAAATATTATTTCTGTAAGAAATGCACGAATTGAAAATAAACAAGAATTTGAAGACAGGGCAGTTTCAAGAACAACAGGAACACAAGTTATTTCAACACAAACAGTTTCTCAATCAACCTCACAAAATGTTAATATTGTTTGGTATGATCCATTAGCACAATCATTCTTAGTAGAAGACAGCACAGGAGTATTTTTAACAAGATGTGATGTATTTTTCAGATCAAAAGATGACACTGATATTCCTGTAACTTTTCAAATCAGAACTATGCAAGGAGGATTCCCAACAAGAAAAGTTCTTCCATTTTCTGAGATTATATTAGAACCAAATCAAGTTTCTACATCAGGTGATGGGTCTGTTGCTACTTCCTTTGTATTTAAGGCCCCAGTATATCTTGAAGGGGGGCAGGAGTATTGTGTCTGTATCGCATCAAACTCTACAAAATATAGTGTGTACATTTCTAGAATTGGTGAAAATGATCTTCTGACACAAACATTTATTTCAAATCAACCTACTTTAGGATCTTTATTTAAATCTCAAAATGCATCTACTTGGGAACCAAGTCAGTGGGAAGATTTAAAGTTCACATTGTACAGAGCTGATTTTATTCAATCTGGATCTGCAGAATTCTATAGTCCAGAACTAACAGAGGGTAACAATCAAATTGCAACTTTACTTCCAGATTCACTAAATCTAAATTCTAGAAAAATTAGAGTGGGATTAGGAACCACAGTACAAGATAGTGGATTAACTCTTGGAAATATTGTTCTCCAGCAGGGAAGTAATGCGACTGGTAATTTTGTTGGTAGTGCAGGAATATCAACAGGAACACTAAGTGTAATTAATGCGGGTATTGGATATACCCCATCATCAGGGTCTGCTACTTATAGTTCTGTAACTTTAGACACAATAACTGGGAGTGGTCAAGGAGCAACTGCAAATATAACAATATCAAATGGTTCAGTTGTATCTACTGGAGTTACAATTGTGTCTGGTGGGTCTGGTTATCAAGTTGGTGATGTTCTTGGAATTACAACGATTGGAAGTCTTACAATTGGACAAAATGCAAGATTTTCTATTGGTAATATTATAGGAGTTGATGAATTAATTCTTGATAATGTTCAAGGAGATTTTATAGTTGGGTCTGGTAAAACTGTTCAATATATTAATAACTCTGGTCTTACAACAACACTAAATTCCTCTTATGGTGGTAATGTTACAATTTCTACGATTAATGTTGTAAGTGATGGTTTGAGTATTGTAGTGAATCATAAGAATCATGGAATGTATTCAAATACGGATCTTGTGTCTATTTCTGGAGCAATTTCTGATGTTAAACCAACAAAATTAACATCAGGATATACTTTTGATTCTACATCTGCAATTCTTGTTGATGATTCTTCTGTATTCTCAACTTTTGAAAATGTTGGTGTCGGAACAACAAATCCAGGATATCTTTTGATTGGAAATGAAATTATTTCTTATACATCAACTTCCTCTGGTTCAATTGGTGGACAAATTGTAAGAGGTTCGAATCCAATTAACTATGTAACTGGCACACCAGTTTATAAGTATGAGTTGAGTGGAGTTTCTCTAAGAAGAATTAATAAAACTCACAATTTATCAGATGTAACTGCAGCAGATTCAATTTCTTTTGATTCGTATACAATCAAATTGGACACATCATCAAATACCGGAATAGCAAGAAGTACATCATCTGGATATCCGACTCTTTATTTAAATCAAACAAAATCAGCGGGTGGTTACAATATAAAGGCATCTCAAAATATGCCCTTTGAAATCATTACTCCAATGGTGCAAAACGTTACTGTGACCGGAACTTCACTCAGTTCAGAAATCAGAACAATATCTGCATCCAGTATTAGTGGAAATGAAATTCCATTTATTGATACTGGATTTGATAATATTACATTAAATCAAGTAAATTATCTTGATAGTCCGAGAATGATTGCTTCTAAAGTGAATGAGACTCAATACCTTTCAACACTCCCTGGTAATAAGTCAATGAATTTGAGAGTGTTCTTAAACACAATTGATAGTAGATTAAGTCCAGTTATTGATACTCAAAGAGTAAGTGTGATATTAACTTCAAATCGAGTTAATAGTGTGATTACAAATTATGCAGAAGATTCAAGAGTTAATAGTATTTTTGATGATCCAACCGCATTCCAATATCTTTCAAAAGAAATTACTCTTGAAAATCCTGGAACATCGATTAAAATATTACTCAGTGCATATAACAATCTTTATTCAGATATTCGTGCATTTTATGCAATCAGTGAAAATCAAAACTTCAATCCAATTTTTGTTCCATTCCCTGGATACGAAAATCTTAATAGTAGAGGACAAATAATTGATATTCAAAATAATAATGGTCATCCAGATGCTTTTGTTCCATTAACATCAAATACTGGATTTTCACCGACTGATGTTTCATTTGCCGAATATACATTTACTGCAGATCAATTACCAGCATTTAGATCGTATCGGATCAAAATCATTATGACTTCTACAAGTCAAGTATATGTTCCAAGATTGAAAGATCTGAGAGTAATTGCATTGGCATAATATGGAATATGCAAAGGTTGAAGGACATTCTCACCTTCTACGTGATTCAAAAACAAATTCAATTATTAATACTAATATGGTAGAATATCAAGAATATTTAAATAGACGTAATGTAAAAGTAGATGAGAATCAAAAGATACAACATTTAGAATCTGATGTTGCTAATATAAAAAATGATCTTAGTGAAATAAAATCTTTATTAAGGAGTTTAGTCAATGAATCCCGATGAAATTAAACTTGAAAATTTAAGTAAAAATTTTGAATACTTTAAAATAAGCACAGAAATAGATAGTATTAATGATATTGAAACTGCAAAAAATTTTGCAAAATGTTATTGTAAATTGTATTTGAAACAACAAGAGGTTCTTTCATCTTTAGGTTCTATCAAATAATGACTATAGATATAAAGACATTGCTATAAATATTTAAAAAGAGTAGAAAATAAATGGCACAACCATCATCAAGACAGGGTTTGATAGATTACTGCAAAAGAAAACTTGGAGCACCAGTTCTAGAAATTAACGTTGCAGACGAACAAATTGATGATTTGGTTGATGATGCTCTTCAATTTTTTAATGAAAGACATTTTGATGGAGTAACTCAAATATACTTAAAGTATCAAATTACTCAAGGAGATATTGATCGTGGTAGAGCCCCTGCAGGAAATAGTACAACGGCAGGAATAGTTACTACGACAGCAACAACGAATATAGTTGGAACCGCAACTACTTTTACATATCGAGAAAATAGTAATTATTTACAAATACCTTCATCAATTATTGGAATTAATAAAATTTTTAAATTTGATGGATCCAATACTGCTACAAATAATATGTTCAGTGTAAAATATCAATTATTTTTGAATGATATTTACTACTGGGGTTCAACTGAACTTTTATCATATGCAATGGTAAAAACTTATTTGGAAGATATTGATTTTCTTCTCAATACAGAAAAACAAATAAGATTCAATCAGAGAATGGATAGATTATATTTGGATATTGACTGGGCAAGTGTAAATGTTGGAGATTATTTAGTAATTGATTGTTGGAGACTTCTTGATCCAAACGATTTTTCAAGAGTCTGGAATGATTCATTTTTAAAACCATATTTAACATCACTCATCAAACGTCAATGGGGGCAAAATTTAATAAAATTTCAAGGTCTCAAATTGCCCGGTGGTGTTGAATTGAATGGTAGACAAATTTATGATGATGCTCAAAAAGAAATTGATGCAATTATGGAAAAAATGTCAAATACTTATGAGTTACCTCCTCTCGATATGATAGGATAATCAAATGCTTAATCCATTTTTTCTACAAGGATCTGCAAGTGAAAAAAATTTAATGCAAGATTTGATTAATGAATCAATTCAAATTTATGGTGTTGAGGTTCATTATCTACCCAGAAAGTATATTACAGAAAAAACAGTCTTAAGAGAAGTTATTGAATCTGTTTTTGATAATGCATATCCAATCGAAGCATACATTAGTAGTTATGATGGATATGGAGATAATCCTACAATACTTTCTAAATTTGGAATTCAGAATTTAAATGAGTTGACTTTAGAAATTTCCAGAGAAAGATTTGAAACTTATATTTCACCACTAATAAAAAATTTGAGCAATATCAAATTATCAAATCGACCTAAAGAAGGAGATTTGATATATTTCCCTCTCGGGGATCGTTTATTTGAAATCAAATATGTAGAGCACGAAAAACCATTTTATCAATTACAAGGAAAATACACATATCAATTAACTTGTGAACTCTTTCAATATGAGGATGAAGTTATTGATACAGGAGTTGGTGAAATTGATGACACTATTGGAGGATCTGATGATAATGGTCCAGATAATTCTTTCGTTCCTATTGGACCAATTCAAACATTAACTCTTGTTGGAACTGGAGTAACCGCAACTGCAATAACAAATATTGTGAATGGAGGAATTCGATTCTTTACAGTTACAAATAGAGGAGGCGGTTATTCAAGTGCTCCTAGAGTTGCAATATCATCTGCACCATCAGGAGGAATGACTGGTATTGGGTCTGCAACAATGATTGGAGGGATTGTTGTATGTACCGATAATACAAATCCAAATTTAAAATCCGTTCAATCCGTTGAGGTTATCAATTCTGGTTTTGGTTATACAGTAACACCAGGAGTTGCATTTTTTGGAGATGGTGCAGGAGCAGCAGCAACTTGTACAATTGGTAGTGGTGTAGTTGGCATTATTACCATTACAAGTGGTGGTTCTGGATATGTGAACACACCCACGATTACATTTACTGGTATTTCAACCGTCTCTGCTGCTGCAACTGCCGTAGTAAGTTCTGCAGGAACGATTACTCAAATTCGCATCATAAATGCAGGATTGGGATACACACAATCTCCCACCATTACGATTGGAAATCCATCATTGACCTCTACTGGAAACTTTATTTTTAATGAGGTTGTTGTTGGGTCTGCAAGTTCAACTACAGCACGAGTCAAATCTTGGAATTCTATAACAAATATACTTGAAGTATCAAATGTCACTGGTGAATTTGAAGTTGGGGAAAATATTGTAGGTGCTGCCTCAAGTGCTTCTCACGAACTTCGTTTGATTAATGTTTACCCACCAGATAATGGTTATTCTTCAAATGAAGAAATAGAGAATGAAGCAGATCAAATTATAGATTTTAGTGAAAGAAATCCATTTGGTGTCCCATAAATTATCAGATGGTTAAATAGTACTGTATGTTACTTATCATATGTTTGAGTATTTTTACCACCAAATCTTAAGAAAAACTGTTATTGCATTTGGTTCTCTTTTTAATGATATTACAATTAAACACACAAATTCTTCAGATGAAATTGTGAGTGTTATAAAAGTTCCTCTTGCATATGGACCGACGCAAAAGTTTTTAGCAAGATTAGAGCAGTCTCCAGATTTAAGCAATCCAACTCAAATTACATTACCAAGAATGTCTTTTGAGTTTACTGGATTGACATATGATACTGCCAGAAAATTAACCACGACACAAACATTTTTATCAAAATCCGCTACTGACGGAACTGAAACTAAAAAAACTTATATGCCAGTTCCATATAATTTGCAATTTGAACTGTCTATAATGTCAAAGTTGAACGATGATGCTCTTCAAATCATCGAACAAATTCTACCATATTTCCAACCATCATATAATCTTACAGTTGAACTCGTTGATGAAATTAATGAGAAAAGAGATATTCC